AGCAATACCACATTTCATTCCATATTAAATTGCATAAAACCATTAAACGATCTTGGACACAATCTAACCATTAGAACCTTACCAACAGAAAGTTTAATCAATAGAGGTAGGGATAAATTTGTAACTATGTTCTTGGATGATAAGGAATTTAAAGGTACGCATTTATTATTTATTGATGCTGATATTGGTTTTAGCTTTGAAAATATTAAACGATTAATTGATTTTGATAAACCAGTTGCAACCTGTACCTATCCTGTAAAAGCATATTACTGGGAGCAGCTATATAAAGTTAAAGATAAAGATAAGGTTAATGCTGATAATGTTAAAGATTACTTGCTGCAGTTCAATGTTAATCTATATCCTAATGTTGAATTAAAGGATGGATTTGCAAGGGTAAAGGAAAGTGCCACAGGATTTATGATGATTAGACGTGAAGTGTTTACAACAATTATGGATAAGCATCCGCATCTTAAATACAAACCAGATCTAAGAACAGGAATAGAAGGATCAGAAAATGCTTACGATTTCTTTCCTGTTGGGATTTACAAAGAGAAAGATGGTGTGCAAAGATTTCTTTCTGAGGATTATTACTTTTGTAGGTTATGGGAGGAGTGCGGTGGCGAGATTTGGACTGATATATCAACAAATATTACACACTTGGGAAGTACCGAATATTCTGGTAAGATGATAACTCAACTAAACAATAAATAATATGACTATATTTATTATTGGTTTAATAGCTGGAATATCTGTAGGTTATTTCTACAAAGATAAAATCACTAGCATTGTCGCATCTATTAAATCATACTTGAATCTATAATAATACATACCACATACGTTCCATTAACTAATGGAGAATATGATGTACAATTATTCAGATATTAAGAATTACTGGAATAAGTTTATGAATGATTATGCAGAAGATGTTAAATCTTTCTGGAATAATTATTTTGAAGTTGTTTCTAAAGCATATAAAAAATAAATAAATTTTACTTATAAAACAAAAGTTTATAAAAAATAATTTTATTTACTTATGAGATAATTAAACTTATCTCGCCATTGCCAAACCAACTATAGGAGTTAGCATGGCAAAAAAACCTAAAACAAATCAAGAGCTGGTTGATGAAATCAGAGATCTTCTTGACAAGTTAGAGAATAACATCTGGGAAGAAAAAGAAAACTCTTCAGATGATGACTTCGAAAACGATGAAGAAGATTATGAAGACGAAGATGAGGATGATAACTAATCTTTATTCTTGATACCTATAGGGGAGATTTAACCCTCCCCTATGTAAAATAAATAAAAAAAATAATCTCTTTTATTTATCCACATTTGCTGTATGCAAATCAGCATGAAATATTTATTAATATTTACCATTTGCAGTATGATGGATGGATCTTGCCTACCAATCAAATCCACAGGTAGAACCTTTGATACTTTCAAGCAATGCTCTTTAGCAGGGTATGAAATGATCCATATCTTTGCAAAGGAGTTTGATAAGGATATGTTTGAAAAGATAAGACCAGCATTTATGTTTGATTGTAAGGATATTATTACATCCTAATACACCTATTAATTGACTTTCTAAAAACCACTATATATTGTGCCTCAATGAAAAAGACACACAATATAAGCAACACCTCAGTCAGATTATCTGCACATGAGAAGTTATGTGCTGAACGTATGAAACAGCTTATTAAATCCATTGATGAACTTCGAGACGATGTGAAGATGCTCAGAGATGATATGAATAAAGGCAAAGGTGTAATAGCATTTCTTGTGATAGTTGGTGGAATTGTAACTGCGATTGTGAGTTTTTTTCAGTTTAGATAAACAACTCAGTACCTAATGAGAAAGTCAGACAAGGGGTTAGTATCAGAGGCTTTAGCTCAAGCATATTTTGCAAAAGATCCAAACCTATTAGTGTTCACAGCTCTTGGTGGTATTGGTCCAGTTGATTTAGTTGTTTATAATGTTAAAACAAAACAATATACCAACTATGATATTAAAACTGTATCCTATAGAAAAACATCAACTAAATATTCTCATAATAAAAATGATCGCATCAACAGATCCCCATCTAAGAAACAAAAGGATATGAATGTTAAGATTGTTTATGTGTACGAAGATGGTAAAATATTAATTCCATGACATACGAAGGTTTAAAAGCTAGAATTAAAAAACACGAGGGTTATCTTGGTAAGGTTTATGTTGATTCATTAGGCAAAAGAACTATTGGCTATGGACATTTGCTTACAGAGGATGATGATTTTGTTGATGGTGTTATCTATGACAAAGATATACTTGAAAAATTATTTGAAAAGGATTTTCAGATAGCTGTTCAGGGTGCGACAGAATTATTAACTGGATATACAGTTGCTCCACTTGCAAAAGAAGTAATTATTGAGATGGTATTTCAGCTAGGAAAAACTGGTGTTTCTAAGTTTAAAAAAATGTTTGAAGCTCTTAAAGAATATAATTATACCATAGCTGCTAAGGAAATGTTAAACTCAGTTTGGTATAGACAAACACCAAGCAGATGCGAAGAGTTGTCAAACATGGTTAGGAGTTGTGCTTAATGTGGTGGAATTTAATACCTACAATATTTAAAACTGGTGCTGAGATTTATAAGAACCACAAGCAATCAGAACTTTTAGAATCAGAGGCTGAACGTAGATATTTTGAACGTATGGCTAGAGGAGAAATTGAATATCAAAGAGATGTAGAAGATGCTCAGGATAAAACCTGGAAAGATGAATTTGTTTTAATTGTAGTATGTATTCCAATTTTAGTTTTATCGTATGCAATATTTACTGACGACCCATTAATAAAATCTAAATTAGATTTATTCTTTGATTACTTTGGCAAATTCCCTACTTGGTATCAATGGTTAATCGTAGGAATCTTTGGTGCAATCTATGGATTAAAACCAACACTAGATATATTTAAAAAATGAGTGATCAAATAACTACAATGTTTGCTCAGTCTTATTCTAAAAAGAAACCTACATTGACATCGCAACAAGGATCAAATGTAAAAGTTAAATTTATTAAATCTAAAAAACTATCCAAGCCTATGTGTGGCTGCGGTTGTAATGGCTAAGAAATATCTAGAAAACAAATTCATTAAACCACCTAAACGTAAACGCAAAGGTAGGCACACCAAGAAAGTAAATAAATCTAAAACGTATAAGAACTATGTTGGACAGGGAAGACTTAAGTAAACCCATCAGTATAAATAAATCTGATTGCATATACAAGTTGATGAATGGAATATGTTGTTTGTTAAATAATTGTAAATGTGCTACTGTAAACAAAGAGTGTTATCTTTATAATTTAATTGATGAAGATGACTATAATCCTTTTAAATGGATGGGTGAATGATTACATATCGAGGTGAAAAGTTTTCAGGTTATAACAAACCTAAATCCACACCAGGCAAGAATAAGAAATCCGCAGTTCTAGCAAAGCAAGGCAATCAAATAAGATTGGTTAGATTTGGTGATCCTAATATGACCATTAAAAAAAACATACCAGCAAGACGTAAATCCTTTAGAGCTAGACATCGTTGTGCCACAGCTACCAACAAACTATCTGCTAGGTATTGGTCTTGCAAGGCGTGGTAAATGCCAAGAGCTAAAAAGATTTCCATAAGAAAATGCGGTAACTGTAATTGGTGTGGAAAAGAACTATTGTCAAATATGGGTGGTTGGATTATCAATGCAGAACGTAAACACTTTTGTCATGGTATTGATCATACCTGTTTTGATGAGTATTTAACTACCATTAAATCAACAAGAGAGAATACCAAACCAAACGCTAACTTTGACAAGTTAAAAGAAATATATATAGAATATCTTAAACGAGGTAAGTGTTTAAATAATAGAGGAGTATATGCCACTAAACGTTAAAGGAAAAAAGATCCTTGCAGCAATGCAAAAGGAATATGGCAAAGAAAAAGGTAAAGCAGTTTTCTACGCATCTGAGAATAAAGGAACAATTAAAGGTGTGAAGAAAAAAGGCAAATCAATGTTATCATAATGAAACAAGGTTATCACAAAACTAAAGAAGGTAAGACTGTAAAGAAAGGTTT